AGACCAAGCCGAAGTAGAGTATCAAAAGTCTGCAGAAATTTGGCGTAAAGAAGTAATTCAATTTGCAATTGATAACATATCAAAAGCACAAAATATACGCAGTAACTACCGTCAATGGACTAACAATCTCAATGTTGATTTTGATTTAACAGTTGAAGAGAATGTACTTCCAGCGGAACCATTGCGTGACTTTGAAACAATGCATCTTAATACTTATAAAGATATGAAAGAAGAGATAGCCAATGCTATCCGTATTCTTCAACTTACTGATGAAGATACGGTGTCAACATCTACCTACAATTCAATAGCAAGATACTTATAGTAGGTCGGGCGTCTGCCAATAGGGGCAGGACGCCCTCTAAAAAAGGAGATAACATGATAGACATAGACTACGACCCACTTCGTAACGAAGTAAAGGACGAGTTGATTAATCAAGAAGGTAAGTACAATCCAGATGACCGTGATACTAATGTCCGTATTGTTGAAGACATTCGTAAAGCAATTGACGCACTAACAGATGGTGTTATACCATCAGCCAAACACATAGCAGAGGTAGCCATTGCAACCAATGCTAACCTACAAATCCGTGACTTTATCATGGGTGTACAAGAAGAAAAAGATATCAATTATGTAGGTGAATACATAGCATTACTTGGTAATGTTATTGTTAAAGACAAAGCAGTACCATTAGCCACAGTATTTTGTGGATACTTATATCAAACTGAAGAGACAGAAAAAGCAAAGACTATGTTGCTTGAAGTATTGACTCTTAACCCAGACTATGCACTAGCAAAACTATTAAGCCGAGTGTTCCTGGCTGAGTGGCCAGCAGGTGAGTTTAGTAAAATGGCACAACAACTACATGCTAAAGTTGTTGAAACTATTTACGCAATAGATAGTGAGGAAGTAAGCAATGACAAGTGATACTCTTATACACGGAGCCGTACGTAAAAGTGCATGGCACAAGGCAGGCGTAGCAGTCGAAGCAACATCAGCCAGTGAGGTAGCCAGTCAAGCAGGATTAGACTGGTCAGTATCACTACATGAAATCGAAGCAAACTATCAGATACCAGGCAACGAATCAGTTAGTCGTATCCCAATTGATATTAAGAAAGCAGTTATCAAAACCATGCCAACAGGTGAGACAACACCCATTGGTGTAGTAGGTAATCGTTATAAAGTATTTCAGAATGCAGAAATCTTTGGTGCATTAGATAACTTAATTGATTCTAGTGGACTTAGATATGCAGCCGCAGGTGAGTATGATGGTGGTGCTAAGGTATGGATGTTAATGGAAACTCCAATGGAGATGACCATTGCAGATGACCCACACTCAGCCTTCTTACTAGCCCGTACTAGCCATGATGGTAGTAGTTCAGTCATAATTAAACCAGTGATTGAGCGTTTGTTTTGTATGAATCAAATCAATAAGATATACAAAAAGAATAACAAGTATACTTATACTTTAAATCATACAACTAATGCAATGCTATCGGTATCAGAGATTGCTAACATCATACGATTAACTTATGATATGGCCAATGATTACACTGCATTAGCAGATACATTACTTAATAGACAAGCAAGTCATGAACATGCTAAGAATTATTTCAAGCGTGTGTTTCCATTACCTACCAAAATAGAAGAAGTACGATACGACTTACTATCAGTAGGTGAAAAGAAACAATTTACTAATGCAATCAAAGCCAGAACAAAATCATTTGATATCTATACTGCTTCTCCTACACAGGAAAACATACGGAACACAGAGTTTGGTATGTGGCATGCAGTTGTAGAGTGGGCTGACTACAATGCTAAGGGTAAAAACCTAGCAGTTAGCACAATGGCTGGTCGTAATGATGGTGTTAAGACTAGAGCACTTGAATTGTTAGGTGTATGATGAGTATAATATCTACATTAAATGTAATGCAAGTAAAAGTAGCGGAACACCAAGTGCAACACAAATGTCCTTGCTTATCTTGCCGTCAAGATAGAGTAAGAGAATGGGTAGGTAAGTTACTTGATGCTGGTATTCCTCCTGACAATATTATGATGGAGATTAATCAGTATGGTGGTAGAGTAATTATCTATTCAGGTAATAAAGATAAAGACTGCCATCATTTGCACAAAGAAAAATGGTGCTATCAATTCAACGATAGGTCATTTGACTTTGCTATGATATGGTGGAAAGCACACGGTAGAAAACCAGAACCAACAACAGAAGAAAAAATTCTTTTGTTGAAGAAAGAGTTAGAACAATTACAAAGGGAGATAGCATGACAATGTACTATACAGAAGTAGATGGTACTGAACCAACAGTATCTATGCAAATAAGTGGTATCAAGTATACCTTTACCAATGATTCACTTACTAACTTAATACAAGAAAAAGAAAATCTTAAGATAGAACTAGCACAAGTTGAACGCAAGTTCAAGAGTGCACGGTTTGATGTAAGAGAACTTTTTCAATCTAACTATGACACAGACCAAACAGAAATCTTATGTAATTTAGATGATGTTAATTGTTTACTTATAAATATAGGTAGTGAAGCATTAACTAAAACATGGTCAGCAAGTATAACTATCACAGCCACAGTTACGGGTATAGAAGCAGCCAACAAGGATGAGGCCGAAAACATTATCAAAGATAATGTTGAGGTTAACATGACTGCAGATGGCGACATTTGGGTAGATGATATCTCAATGGAGTCAGCATATCCTGAAGCATAATGTGATACACTAATCTTGAGCAGCCCTGGTTTCGGCTATCTCCTTTCTCGGGGCTGACTCATAAAGGAGAACATGACACAAGAAATAGATAGAGATAGATACGGTAGACCATTGATAGTGCCACCCAAAGGTGGTAAACCAGTGGCTTATACACGAGCAACAACAATTGCTAACTCATTAGATGATGCATCAGCATTAGTAGCATGGAAAATGCGGATGGCTGCGATAGGTTTAACAACCAGACCAGATATATTATTATCTATTGGTGCAGCACAAGAAGATAAGATGGCAGTTAATTCTTTGATTGAAGATGCTATGCAAGTAGCAGGTGCAAATAAAGCAGCCAACATAGGCACAGCAATCCATTCATTTGCTGAACAATTAGATTTAGGACATGACCTAGGTTTGGTACCACCAGAGTGGATGCCAGATGTAAAAGCCTATGAACATGCAACTAAAATTCTCAACAACAAGTTCATTGAACAGTTCAGTGTGTTAGACAAGTACAAAATTGCTGGCACACCAGACAGAGTTGTTGAGTATAACGGCGAGTTATTTATTGCAGATATTAAGACTGGTCGCATTGACCATCCAAGTAATATCGCAATACAGTTAGCAATATATGCTAACGGCTTGCCGTATGATGGTGCTACGGCAAGCCGTAGTACATGGGGCGAAGTGAACAAAGATAAAGCAATCATTATCCATCTACCCGCAGGAACAGGCACGTGCAAGTTAGTGTGGATAGATATTAAAGAAGGCTTTAAGGGTTTACAATTAGCCATGAAGGCACGAAAGTGGAGAGACCAAAAGGGTCTAACCACTACATTTGAATAGGAGAAAAATGAGTAGCACTGAATCACCTATCAGTATCAATCTCAAAACAGCAGGCGGTACACAAATAACTCTGCGTGCAGATACAGCAGACCAATTTGCTGACATGATTGCACAAGGCATACATGTTATTACCGATGCAGTTACTGAAGTAGAACTAGCAGTCAAGGGAACATCGGCAAGTAAGCCAATGTCCGTGTCAGATATTGCTTCTAGTTTTAATTCAAACATTTCATCTAATGAATCAGGTGGAGAAGAAACAGTAGAAGATAAATGGGGTAACACTTGGGTATATAACAAGCCAGGTGCACCATCATGTGAAAGAGGTGTTATGGTTCTTAAGTATGGCAAGGCACAGGCAACAGGCAAGCCATATAAAGCGTTCTATGACCCAGCAGCAGCCCCACTTTGGCAGGGTGCAAAAATCCCTGCTGAACTACGAACTAAGCCTATCTTTGCTTAGTAATTAACAGTAAGTGGGGGCTGAAGCGTGGTGCTCAGCCCCCACTTATACTAAAGGAGACAGATGAAAACATTAATTAGAAGTGTTAACAATACTAATGTAGGTGGCGAGCCACTACCTGCTGTATTTAAAGTTTTTCAAAATGCTGGAATGATATTGCGCAGAGCAGAGGTAACAGTAATAGCAGGTACTCCAGGTGCAGGTAAGTCATCAATAGCATTGGCTATTGCAGCAAAAACTAAACTACCAACTCTTTACTTTAGTGCAGATACTAATGCACATACAATGGCAATGAGATTGATTGCTATGACAGGCAACATCAGTCAGCAACAGGCTGAACAGTTAATTAAACGCCAGCCAGAAAAAGCAAAAGAAGTATTGGCTAATGGTAATCATTTGTTCTGGTGCTTTGAATCCAGCCCAACGTTAAAAGATTTAGATGAAGAAGTGTCAGCCTTTGAAACTATATGGGGTAAAAGCCCAGCACTTATAGTTGTAGATAATCTTATGGATATAGCAATGGATGGACACGATGAGTTTGGTGGGATGAGAGCAGCCATGAAGGAACTAAAGTATCTTGCAAGAGATACTAATGCAGCACTGCTTGTACTACATCACACTAAAGAAGGATACGAAGGTAGTCCATGTCAGCCAAGGTCATCAGTCCAAGGATTAGTTAATCAAATACCAGCAATGGTATTAACTATTGGTCAAATGAAACAAGGAGATATAAACTATTTATGTGTATCCGCAGTTAAAAATCGCTATGGCAAGGCAGACCAAACAGGTAACAACTATGTTACTCTTGAGTTTAATCCAGAATCTATGTATCTAGATGATGTTATGATTAGATACATACCAAATCAAGAGGAATTAATATGAGTAATCCAAGCAAAGCAAAGGGTTCTAGCGCAGAAAGAGATGTAGTTAGTTGGTTAAAAGTTAATGGTTTTCCTTATGCAGAGCGCAGAATTGCAGGAGCACATCTAGATAAGGGAGACATAGCAGGAGTTAATTGTGTAGTTATAGAAGTAAAAAACCATAAACGAATAGACCTAGCAGCATGGATAAAAGAACTAGAAGTTGAGATACAAAATGATAAAGCATGGACAGGTGTAGTAATACACAAGCGTGAGAGAAAAGGAAATGTAGAAGAATGGTATGCAACAATGCCAGCAAAAATATGGATAGAATTAATTAGGAAGATTGATGAACAAACATGATATATCTGCCTACTTAATTCACGTAGGCGCCACCCTGCCAGCAGTGGGGCATGGTTGGCGCAAAATGAAATGCCCATTCCACGGTGATAAACATGCATCAGCAGCCATCAATTATGATGACAATAGATTTAAATGTTTTGGTTGCGAAGTATCAGGTGATGTATACGACCTAATAATATATAAAGAAGGAGGTAATTATATTGAGGCTATCAAATTCGCAGAGAGCATATCTCTTGCAGGCAACAGACCAGTACGCAAAGGACCTCCATTTAGCAGAAGAGTATCTTTTAACTCGGCATCTATCGGTAGAAGAGGGCAGAAGTTTTAATCTAGGTGTAGTAGCGGACCCATTACCAGGGCACGAGGCTTACAAAAATAGATTAGCAATCCCTTACATCACTCCATCAGGTGTTGTAGATATAAGATTTAGAACTACCAATAGCCATGATGACCCTAAGTATATGGGTATGCCTGGTGCTAAGACTACAATGTTTAATGCACA